AGCTATTTATTTATTATTTTTTTTTTTTTTATTAGCTTATTATTTATATGTTACGTTTACATCAAAAAGCGATTTTAGTCATTTACAGTCATGACTTTAAGCAATTGACTGCTACTTTTAATCTGGTACATTTCTCATATTTGAAGCACGAAATGCTACAATTTACTGCAAGTTGCACCTTGTCCTTGGTTTAAAACCCGAGGTTTGCAGTTAACGTTAGTACAGTGTAAGATCTGTTGAAAATAAAAGTATTACTGAATATACTGGTCTCTAACCGCCGATAAGAGATTACAGGATGTATTACTGTACCGTCTTGATTGGAGAGCTACAGCTCCTTTCTATTATAGACAGCAAATGGCGTTCGGGCCGCCTTACCCGATCTATGGGCTGCCCTGGGCTAATACCCCAGGTGGACATCCCTCTGTTGATAATTCCTAACCAAAGTGCACCCCCCGCTGCTTCGGCAGAACAAATCCACAACGCCAGCAGTGCTTGTGGTTCTGGTTGCAATTGCAGCCAGTTAGAATTTTTATTACCGGATCCTTATGAACCGGTATATTATTCCTTAATTGACGACCAAGACATTTCTTCGGAGATGAATTCGTTGTTTACCGTTGAGGAAACCAACTTTTTATTAGAAGCCCTATTCCAAATTGGAATGGTTTGTTGCGGTTATACCCGCGAGAAAAGCAAAAGACGTAAAGTTTATTATGCTAAAGTGCTTCCCGAAATTTGCGAACACACATTAGGTAGTGTCGCAAGTGTATATAATACTGTTAGTTTTAGTTTTACACTAATGTGTATGAACTTTTTTGATTTTAGCTCAATTTATAATTCATTGAATTTTTTGAGTTCACCTGTACGTAATATTGTATATTATTTTTTGAAGACTATTATGTTGAATATTTGGTGTGTTTTAATGTTAGACGTACCTTATGAGTTTGTTAGCTCTTGGTTCCATTTTACTCAGATAACCACCATTGGTTTCCTCCTTTTACAAGGTTTAAATGTTGTTTTCTTTAAACACACAGGCCATTATGGTCTGCCTTTTGTAACTAATTTTGGTGCCACTATTTTATATGTTGGCATTTTAGCTCCGATTTTAGAGGAGTATGCAAAGCATCATTATATGTCTATGCCAATTTTATTTGGCCTTTTTGAAGCTTTAGAATGCAAAAAAAGACATTTAGGCCCTATTAAGTGGTCGCCCGTGCTTTTGCATGGGTTTGTATATAAGTTAGAATCTCTTAATTTACGGATATTTATCCATATAATTTGGAATTTGTCTCAAGTTTTGGTGTTCCTATGGAAGGATCACCGTAATAATTATGAAACATTCAAGCATGATTGGGTATATATGAAATTTATTTCAGTATTTGATTTGCTATTTTTACGTTTTCATAGACGTTTAAACCCACCCGGAGCTACACCGTTACCGGCTTCTTTGGGTGCCGCCATTAATTTAGGTGATGATGTTGAATTAGTTGATGCAATTCCGAGTTTTAGACCGGATTCTAAGTTCATTTTTGATAATTTTACGACTTGCAAAACCGCAATACAGTCGTTTTTGATGGACCAATTTATTGGTCTATATGCTCCTTTTCCTGGCATTAGGCTAAAGGATATTGAGCGTTATTTTACATTTTTGCTGAATTTATGTATGCAGTCTACTACTACTAGTATGATTACGACTGTTATGCAATTTGCTTCATCTACATCGAATAAGCTTTTGATTGAACAATTTAAATCTTTGTTATCAGCGTTTCCTGTCCCAAGCGGATGGAAGCCAGAGAGCAAGTTTAAGAAAGTTTCAGATGACATAGATTGGCTGTTGGATACAGCTGGTTCCTTTTCAGGTTCTCAGATGTACCAATGGACTCGCGCCGTTGTCACGGGTTGTTTACTCATCCCGTTCTTTAACAAGTTGAACTTAAAATTTCATGCCAAGCGGTTTGGCGCATACGATCAAAGTTTTTTACGATCCGCAAATGACAACAAGATTAGTTTCGTTGTAGATGTCATACGCTCATTTAAGAATATCATTGAGAGTGGTGTCGGTTTTATCACCGGCAATGGGGATTTAAATTTATTTAAGTCTTCAACACCGTTTTCAACTTTTTTCGAGCAAGCGGATTTTTTGTATAAAATGCAAAATTTTTTGACAGCGGGAGCTACTACTAAGCATTTTCTTAATAACGAGGAGTTTCGCACTCAGCTTTTAAACACTATATCTGATGGTCGTCGCATTGTTGCGGCAACCAAATCTTGTGATCCTGGTGTGCGTACTCTTATAGCACGCAAATTAGCCATTTTAGACGACATGGAAACAAAGCTCCTAGTTGCAGATTTAGCTGCAGACAAGGACCCAGCTATGATTGTTGTTACTGTTGGCGCTCCAGGCGTCGGAAAGTCAGTCTTTGCTAAGATGACTCAGCAAGTGTTAGAAAAAGCCTATGACCGAGAGTTTGATGCTTCGGCCGTAGCCGTAGTTAATCCTGATAGTAAATTTCAGGATCACATCACGAACGGTACCCGTATTATTCATATTGAAGAATTGGGTATAGAAACTTATGATGCTCTAAACGCCAAGGATAACACCACTAGGATGTTACTTTATTATGGCGATTCCAATCCTCAAATTGTTGAGAAGAGCCACGTCGATGATAAGGGTCGTACCCTTAATCGCAATGATTTTGTCACGGCGAATACAAATAGTTTTAATATCAACGTTCAACACATTACTAAATTTCCCGCCGCTGTGTACCGTCGTATACATTGGCAGGAAATAGTGTGTAAGGAAGAGTTCCGTGCAGAAGGAAGCTTAGGCCCTGATCATAACAAGATTGCTGCCGCTGGAGTTTCTTCTCTCGATGTATATATGGTTAGAGAGGTCACCTTTGATACTACTAAGCCTGTTATGGTTTTTGATAAAAGGGGTGAGCCCACCGATATTAAGCGTGGTGAATGGATGAGCACTGATGAGTGGTCTAAATGGTTGACCGATAAGGCTAAAACCTTTCGGGACAAGCAAAAGGGCCGCCGCAAAGCTTATTCAGAGCTTATGGATTCTCGCTGCCCACATAATTCGTGGATTGCTATCTGTGAAACTTGCAAAACAACAGCAGAATTCAAACCAGAGTCGCGGACTCCGGTTCCTCATTTACCTATAGAATTTAGTAGTTATTTATTTTTCTTATATTTTTGTAAATTAATTTTTAGTATTAGCTCATTAGGAGCTTTATCGTTCTTTTTACCACTTACTTGGTTTTCAGCACATTGGCTGAATTGTATAGCTTATTGGCTATTTGCATTTTTTAGTAAGCGATTTTTTCGCGCTCGATACGATGCTTTGTGGCTACGTTTAGTAACTAACGTCACGACATCGTGGGATCACATTTGCGATATGTGGATAGGGAAGATTAGTGTAGAAAAATTAAATGACAGATTGGTTGACGCAGCTAATCAGTCATCTGTTACGATGCAGCGTTTAACCCGTACTGTCGCTTTCGTAGATATGGCAATAGCTATTATTAGTTGTTCAGCTGGTTATTATATCTTGAAATCCGTTATTTCTTGGTTTAAATCTTATTCTGGGACTCCCCAGGGTAATGCGAGCAGTAGGCCCGCAAAGGCTGAACATCAAACCAGTTATGAATCATTTGGTTCAGATCTTGCCAAGATGGGAGTTAATACCCGTCGTATGAAGCCGACTGCTACAAGCGCTAAAAACGTTTGGCAGGAAGCTCACAGCATGCGAGCTGTTATCGAGGAGAGTCATATGCACCCTCCGGAACACTTGCAATCTGTATTGGCAAGACAAACTTATAAGTGTCTTCTTGTAACAGACGCTGAGGAGAGCGATTTTAATGCAATTGCAGTGGCTCCAGAGTTTTTATTGACTAATAAGCACAATTTACGACCTAAGGGTCGATTAACTATTAGCTTAAGTATGCTTGCGGAAGATCAACAGAAGCTATGCCGGTCGTACACCGTTGACATTTGTCAAGATCACATTTGTGATTTAGGAGGTGATCGTGCTTTAATTTATGTTCCGTCGTTACAGTGCAAAAGTTTACTAAAGTGGATGGCGAAAGATTACCATAAGGATGGCTGGTTTTTTAGTCAGCGCTCACCTGGTTTTATCTATGATGAGTTACCGAGGGATATTTCCGTTACGTTTGGAACTAACGAGAACTTTTTCGGTACTTTGATGGAACAGGTTTTATATTATGATTACGAAGAGCACAGATCTGGACTCTGCGGAGCACCCATTTGTTTCACTATTGGAGCAGGTACATTTTTGTATGGATTTCATTGTGCAGGAGCACAAGACGATCGCTGTATGGCGGTTGCCTTTACTAGGAAAGACATACAACGTGGTATGGATACACTCAAACCACAGAGGAAATTAGCTCCTCTTGTGCCTGAAGGTGAAATTAAATATTTTGACGTTTCAGGATCTCCACCCCTGTTAGGTACACCCGATTCTAAAAGTTTTCTTAATTGGCAATCTGGTTTCGTTGATTATGTAGGCACTGTTAAAAATTTGACCTACACACGTCCGAGGCCTAATATGTATTATTTACCAACCGCAGAATTTGCGGAAAATTTTGGTGTAGACACCAAGAATTCAGATGGTAATTACAAATGGGGCATTCCTGTATTCAAGGAGTTCCCCGATGCCACCGAAGATTTAGGTTACTATTCACCTTACCATAAGTGGGCTAGTAAATCTTTTCAAAGTTCTGATTATTGCGATTATGAAGCTGTGACTTCTGCGATGGAAGAATTTTGGGAGAACATTGAGAATGCAGATGTCGATTGGGATGTCAGACCGATGGATATTGACAGCGTTTGCGCTGGAGATAATCAGGTTCACACAGTCCGCTCGATGAACGCGAAAACCTCGATGGGTTTTGGCTTTAAGGGAAAGAAATCAGACTATATGTATGAAAACTGCACCGATCAAGCCCCCGATGGCAAGATGCTTAGTGACGATATTCTATCCTCAGTTATGGAGGACATCAAAACTTACGCATCCGGGAAAACCGTTTGCCCTATATCTAAGGCATCCCTCAAGGTTGAAGCGCGAGTGCGCCAGCCTAGTGGGGATGAATTTAAGACCAAACAACCGCGTGTATTTTGCGCCACACCTATTTCTGATGTTGTTATTGGAAGGATGTTTTTACTACCCCTTCTAGATATTATGAAGCAGGACCGTAAGCACTTCGAATGTGCTGTTGGCCTTAATGCTATGTCCCCTCAGTGGGGAACGCTGCGCGATATTTTCGAAGAGAAGGATGTTATTAACAAGACCTTCGGTACAGATATTTCTGGATTCGACACGCGCATGCCATTATTAGTTAAGCACGCGGCTATGACTATATTAATTCGTATGGCAATTAAGTGTGGTTGGTCATCAGAAGAGATAGCCATTATTACAGGTTACCTCACGGATGGATTGTATCCGTACGTGTTGGTGAAAAACGATATATTATTGATGCCTAACATTATTATTAGTGGCCGGGTAGGGACCGCGGAGTTTAACTCTTTATGCCTTTCTATTATTTACAGAATGGTTTGGAATAAACTACGCGTGAAAATTCAACCCGATTTAAAGTTTAATGACAATGTAGCACTAATAACTTATGGTGATGACTCTAAGGCTGGTTCTTTAGCGGACTGGTTTAATCAGAGAAATTTTTGCCTTGGTTGTGCTTATTTTGGCATTCACGCCACCACCGTCTCGAAGTCTGAAGACTTTGAGCAGTTTGTCCCCTTCGATGGTGAAGAGTTCCTACATCGCATTTGGCGATGGGATGAGGAGTATCAAGTTTGGTGCGCTCCGTTGGCTTTTGATTCAATGGTGCGCTCTTTGGTGCTCAATAACACATCTCCTATTGGACCCGACGTCCAATGCTTTGAGGCAGCGCATTCGATTAATTTCGAGCTTGCGCAGCATGGCCGAGAAGTTTTTAACGAGAAGATGCCCAAATTATATGGGATTTTATTAGATGCTGGTATCATTGGCCGAGTCGGTGAACCTACGTTTAAATCGTTTGAGGAGATTATGGAACGGTGCTATCGGTAGTGCTGGGACCCATTTTTGTATATAATTTTGTTTATTAGTGTTTATGTTTTTTAAGTTCTTAACGAAAGAATTGACTATAACACCACTTGTAATTATATTAGTTTTTGTACTTACCGCTATTTTATTGCTATTAGAGTATATTTTTATTTATTTTTTAGATGACGGAGGAAGCTGACTCTGCGCAGGCAACTGAGGACACTCAGAACGTCTCGTTC